GATGAGAAAGATTTTGCTTGCATCATCATTGATTGTGTCAGGGTGCGCTCCGCTTCTTGAGTACGAGCATTTGAGTGACCCACGGATAGACAACGATGGGATCGACCTGATTTGTGTAGGTGGAGAAGGTGGTGATCGGGTAACGGTATCGACGGGGGTATGTAAGAACTTACATGGTGGGGAGTATGTGAAAGTGAACGTGAGGGTGTCAGGATGACATTATTTCCAAGGATGGAATTGCCTTAGGGCATAGGGGACTTTACTCGGAAGAGCGGCCTGTCCCCTCCCCAGGCTGGTCCCCGACTTTATTGTGATGCATTGGTTGAATTAGCCGGTGTGTTTTTTGTGAGCCGTCACAAGGAGAGGGCTAGAGTGACTATTACGGACAAGATCGACAATATTACGCATATACCTGCGGAATATTTAACTGCTAAACCCCCCTGCCCGAAGTCGGTCAAAATTGAATTGACTGGGCGGTGCAATTATCGGTGTGGTTTCTGTGCTTTGAGGATGCGAGATGAGCAGCCCAAGGTTTCAGAGGACATGGGTATTGATTTCTTCAAGAAGATAACCGCTCAAATGCATGAGGCGGGTGTTGAGGAAATAGGTATTTTTTACTTGGGTGAGAGCCTTATGGCCCCTGAGTTAGCTGTTCAAGCGGTTCAGTGGCTGAAGTGGGATTTGGGGATGCCCTATGTATTCCTTACCACGAATGGATCTTTGGCTGGTGAGCGGGTGATTCATGCCCTGATGAATGCTGGTTTGGATTCGCTCAAGTTTTCAATTAACGCCTCTGATGATGAGCAGTTTGAGGAGGTGATGGGGGTTAAGCCGAAGCTCTATGAGCAAGCACTTGTTAATCTCAGGAGAACGAAAGAGATACGAGACAGGTGCAAGTACAAGACCAGGCTATACGCGTCATCAATCAAATATGATGGAGACCAGCAAGAGAGAATGGAGACTCTTGTCAAGGAGCGAGTTGAGCCTTTTGTTGATGAACACTACTGGCTACCGCTGTATTCGATGGGATCGGTTGCTACCGAGCGAGAGGCGGAGTTGGGGTATAAACCCACCGCTGGAAACCAGGGACGAATAGGCGGCCTGGTCAGCCCCTTGCCTTGCTGGTCGGCTTTTACTGAGGGCCATGTAAGGGCAGACGGGGTTGTGTCCTTGTGCTGCTTTGACGCTGACGGGAGATTTCAGGTTGGCAATCTTCATGATGATGACTGGATGACCGTCTGGAATAACGAACAATTCACGGGGATTCGTGAGGCGCACCTAAAGAAAGACCTGAGCGGTACTGTGTGCGAAGAGTGCGTTGCCTACTGATATTGAGTTCGATTATGTTCCGCAGCCCAGACAGAAGGTATTTCATTCTGCCCGCGCCCGTCAGATTTTATATGGCGGGGCTGCTGGTGGGGGCAAGTCTGCGGCGCTCAGGTGGGACGCGATTGATTTCTGTCTTAATTGTCCGGGCCTGACTGCGGTTATTTTCCGTCGAACTCAGCCTCAGTTGCTCCGTAATCACATTATGGAGATTAAGAAGGAGCTACCTTCTGAGATAGGCATCTATAACGAAACCCACAAGCATTTTCAGTTTCACAATGGGTCGGTGCTTATCTTTAAGTCCCTTGAGTACGATCGAGACTGTGAGGACATCCAGGGTTGGGAGGTACACGCTGCTTATGTAGATGAGGCGGGGCAGCTTACCCCTTATATGTTGGACTACATTATCTCCCGTGTGAGGTTGGGTAAGTACAACAAGGTAATGGAGGATTGGGGGTCTGAGCTAGACGCTTATAAGGACAGATTGCCCCGCTATTGTTTGTCTGCAAACCCCGGAGGTATTTCGCACCATTACTTAAAGCAGAAGTTTATTGATCCGGCTCCACCAGAGACGCTTTTTTATGACATTACGCTCAAGAATCCAGAAGATGAGAATGATAGGGGATGGTCTACTTTGTACATTCCGGCGAGTATGCGGGATAACGCCTATCTTGACTCTGGATATGCAGCACAATTCGGTAACCTTCCAGAGCATCAGCAAAGACAGCTTAGGGATGGTGATTGGAATGTTGTGCCTGGAGCATTCTTTGATTGTTTCGATGGCCGAGAACACGTTATCAAACCGTTTAAAATTCCGCGTCACTGGACCCGATTCCGTTCCTGTGACTGGGGTCATGCTACTCCATTCTCAGTTGGATGGTGGGCAGTTTCTGATGGAGAACCTGTCACTGATGTCAGCGGAGACGTTAGAAGAATACCAGTGGGTGCATTAGTCCGGTACAGGGAATGGTATGGAGTTTCATACAAAAACGGCATAGCCCAACCTTCTAAAGGACTTCGCTTATCTGGTACGGAAGTGGGCGAGGGAATCATAGAAAGACAGGACGAATCAGAAAAGATCAACTATTCCGTTGCCGACCCCTCTATGTGGAGGGCCGATTCGGGCATCTCCCAGGCCGAAAGAGTTTTAAAAACTGGCGTTGTGTTCAGAAAGGCCGACAACCAAAGGGAGTTGGGCTGGCAGGAGATGTATCGCCGGATTAAAGATGGGTATTTGTATGTTTTTGATACCTGTCACGAATTCATAAGGACCATTCCCGCTATTGAAGCGGATTCCAAGCGTCCTGAAGACATTACACAAACCAACCGAGGTGGTGAGGATCATATCGCTGACGAGACCCGTTATGCGTGTATGTCCCGTCCCATGATCAGGCAGAAGCCTAAGAAGGTTGATTCAAGGATATTAACTAAGCCCCTGACGTTTGGAGAAGTCCAAAAGGAACTGTCAAGGAAACGGGGTGAAAGGATACGGATTTGAGCCAAGATTTAGCGAAAGCACTTGTTGACAGGAAGTCCCTTCGGCAAAGGTTGCTTGACAGCGTAGATGTTATGTCTCCTGAAGTTTCAAGTGCGTTTTTTGATCGAAATGATGCGAGGTGGGGGGAAACGAAATTTCAAGATAATTGGCGGACGTTTTCTCGCCCAAAGGTCTACATCAACGATAAAAAATTTAAGAACTATGATGTCAGCCCTGCGTACAGGGATAAGATGATTTTTGGAGAGTCGCTTCACAACCTAAAGTACATGGAGCCGCAGTTATTCGACAGGCTTGAAAAGGCTGCGCTTTCAGATCCCGTATATCTAGAAAACGCCAGGGACGCTTACCAAAGGGATAAAAAGGATAACCGGACTGAGGAGGATGACACTTTCGAGAGTTGGCATCGCCGCTCAAGATTCGATCAGGTGATTGGTGGATTTTTACAGGCTCAAGACCCGGATATACCCACGATGAAAAATTGGTATAGGGATTCTGCGATGTTCGGTGAGCCGCTGCGAAAGGAATTGCAGCAATTTGAAAGGGATTTAGGACTTTAATGAGCAAGTATTGGCTTGAGCAGCTTGAAAAGGCGAACGAAGAAGAGGGTTTATGGCGCAAGAAGGGAGTGAAAGTCCTTGAACGCTACCGTGATGAGCGGGAAGACTCCTTTGATGACCATAACAAGTTCAATATCTTGTGGTCGACCACTGAGACCCAGCGGCCCTCGCTGATTTCAGCCGTTCCCCGCCCTGAAGTACGCCAGAGATATAAAAAGGATGACCCTGTTGCCCGTTTTGCGGCAAAAATCCTTGAAAGGGCGTTGGAATTCTCTTTAGACACCTATGATTTCATCTCGTACGGCAAACAGGTCGTTAATGATGTTCTGTTGCCTGGCAGGGGTGTGTCCAGAGTCCGTTATATCCCCACATTTGAGAAAAGAGACAAGCGCATCCCCCTTCAGATGCAGGAAGAGGGCGGTGAGACGATGTTTGTCCGTCCTGACGGGGCTGCTGTTGAAGAATTCGACGTAGACGATGAGGGCGCGTTCGTAAGCGAATCTGTTGAAGAGTTGGTTTACGAAGAGGTCCGGGCCGAGAGGGTTCCGTGGAAGTGGTTCCGCATGGACCCCGCCGATGAGTGGAAAAACGTCAATTGGGTCGCTTTTGGTGCCCCTTATACGAAGGATGAAGGTCTCAACGAGTTCGGCAAGGCGTTTGAAGGTGTAAACGTCGATAAATCCAGTTCCGAAGAGAAGGATATGCGATCGAAGGCGATGAAGGACAAGATCATCGTCTGGGAGATCTGGGATAAGCGAACACGCAAACAAATCTTCATTGCAGAGGGCCATGAGAAGTCTTTGGAGGAAAACCAAGACCCGTTAAGTCTTGAAACCTTCTTTGACATGCCGCCACCGATGTATGCGGTTGAAGACAATGATCGGATGATCCCCACACCTGAGTTTTGCCTGTGGCAGGACCAGGCTGATGAATTGGATGAGATTACTGCCCGTATTGCGAAGGTCACGAGAGCTATTAAAGCCCGTGGTGCGTATGCGGGAGAAAAGAAATCAGAGCTTGACCAGATTCTAACGGCTGACGATAACGAACTCGTTGCCGTGGAAGACTGGATGGCGATGATCGACAAAGGAGGGTTGGATGGGCTTATTTCGTGGGTGCCTATTGAGCAGTTTGCAAAAGTTCTACAAATCCTTGAGCAACAGCGGGCAATTAAGATTCAGGAGATTTTTGAGCTTACTGGCGTATCGGATATACAGCGGGGAGCAACAGATCCCAGAGAGACGGCCCGCGCACAGCAGCTTAAAGCTAATCTTGGAAGTAGACGGTTACTTACTAAGCAGCAAGCGGTCCAGAATCATTTCCGAGATATTTACCGTATAAAAGCCGAGATCATTGCTGAACAGTTTGACCCTCAGACGTTAAAGCTGATGGTTGGATTAGAGGCTGATAACCAGTATTTCGATGCCGCAGTAGAGCTAATCAAGAATGATGCGCTGCGAATTTTCAATATCGACATTGAAACAGAGTCAACGATTGCGGTGGACGAGGAAAGAGAGAAGCAAGGTCTTGCAGAGGCAATGCAAGCAATCTCCTCATACATTGCGTCGATCGGGCCGATGGTTCAGGGCGGAATGATGCCCCAGCCGGTTGCGATGGGAATTTTGGCTGATTATTTGAGGAAGTTCCGTTTCGGCAGGAAATTGGATGATCTTTTAGAGCAAGCCGCCAACCAGCCGCCTCAACCAGACCCCGCCCAGCAACAAGCTGAACAAGCTGCCCAAATGGAGCAGCAGAAGGCGCAATTTGAAGCCCAACTGGAGACCCAGAAGGCTCAGGCGGATCTTCAGTTCAAACAGCAGGAAGCAATGCTCAATGCACGTTTGAAAGAAATTGAGATGCAGTTTGAGGCGCAGAAGCATCAGCAAGAGATGTCTCAAGACCAGGAAGAACACGTACAAGAGATGCGACAGGCAAACGAGAAGCACCGAATGGATTTAGCTAACGCTGCTTCGATGTCGCAAGCCAAAGAGGATGCGACTCGTGAGCAAGGGCGACAGACACCGGTCAATTAGCGAAAAGTTCAAGGGCAACTTTGAGAAAGTAGAGTTTAAAGAGGACTACTCAAGCAAGCCGTGGAACCAGAAACAAAAACCCCAGGCCAAGTTCCACCACATCATGCCCGACATTGAGGCATATCAAGCTGTGGGACCGGAAGCGGGCAGGGTAATTAGTTCTCGCTCAAAGGAGCGTGAATATTTGCGTCAACACAACTTAACGCAAGTCGGAAACGAGAAAGAGTATTTCTTCAGGCATGACGGAAAAGCGCCTGACAATCCAACAAGGGAATGGTGAGGGAATGGAACAAGAAACAACAGAATCAATTGCGGACGCGCTAACAGCGTCCATGAATGAATTGTCTGAAGCAGAGACCGAAACTGTAACGGACGAACAAGCGGTATCTCAGGAAGAGGCCGCACCAGAAATCGTAGAGACGCAAGTTGAAGCGGTTGAAGAAGACAGCGAGGAAAGCGAGGAGCCGGAAACGGTATTCCAAGCACCAGAGCATTGGTCTTCTGAATTGAAAGACCAGTTTGGAGAACTGACCCCCGAAGCGCAGGACATTCTGTTGCAAAGGGACAAGGAATTTCAAACGGGCTTTCAGGAAAAGGCACAAGGCATTGCTGCGATTACTGAAGCACTAGAACCTTGGAAAGATGCGCTGGCCCAGAGGGGCGTGACGGCAGAACAGGCTATTCGGACTTTGTTTGCTGCACAGCACCAACTGGACGCGAATCCGGTACAAGGCATTCTACAGATTGCTCAGAGTTACGGTGTGTTGGATCAAGTAAAAAATCAATTCGTGCCTGAGACTAATGATGAAGATTTCGTTGATCCCGAAATCAAGGCGCTGAGGCAGGAAATCTCAGACCTTAAAGGGCAAGTAACACAGACCACCTATGGGATGCAGCAGCAGAACACCAATGCCGCCCAGACGCAGATCGATAACTTCGCATCTGCTAAGGACGATAGTGGTGGGCTAAAGCACCCGCATTTTCAGCAAGTCAAAACCAAGATGGCACCTTTGGTCAACGAAGGAAGAACCCTGGAAGAGGCTTACAACGAAGTGGTGTGGACTGTGCCTGAGTTCCGTGAGAGCCAATTGAAAGCTGTAGCGGCTGACAAGCAAGTTCAATCGGACGCAGAAAAAGCCCGAAAAGTGAAACAGGCGAAACGAGCAGCCAGGAGCGTAAAAGCTAATGGTAAGGCCAATCCCGATGAGGGTGAGGACGCTCTGACGCTTGGAGATACCCTGCGCGAAGCATATCGACAACATAGTGCATAAGGATGTGAACTATGGCTTTTACAAGTCCAAACCTCACAGAAATTGTCACTACCACGCTGCGTAGGCGTTCAAAGGCACTTGCTGACAACATCAGTCAGCATAACGCTCTTTTGTCGCGTATGAAGTCCAAGGGAAACAGTCAACTGGTTCCTGGTGGTCGGACAATTGTTGAGGAACTTGAATACGCCGAAAATGCCACATTCCAGTATTACTCTGGCTATGAAGTCCTCGACGTTTCCCCGTCTGATGTCTTCACCGCTGCCGAGTACAACTGGAAGCAGTCTGCTGTAAACGTGACTGCGAGTGGTCTTGAAACTCGTATTCAGAACGCGGGACCAGAACAGATTATTGCTCTTCTCGAATCGCGTATTAAGAACGCCGAGAAAACGATGGCTAACCAAACTTCGGTTGGCATCTACTCGGATGGTACTGGCTCCAACGGTAAGCAGATTGGTGGACTTCAGTCCATCGTTGCTGACGGTGGTGCTGGGACCGTTGGTGGTATTGATGCAAGCACATATACGTGGTGGGGGAACCAGACTTCTGGTGACGTTGCCGGTATTGATTCTTCTGCTGCTCTTCTTGATGCAGAAATGAAGAACATGTGGCTTGAAACCACCCGTGGTACAGACGGTTGTGACCTGATCGTATCGGACCAGACGCTTTACAAGGTCTTCTGGGATAACCTGACGGATCGTCAGCGCATCACAGATGCCTCTGAAGGTGTCCAGGGCTTTAACTCCCTGAAATTCGTTACTGCTGATGTAGTAATGGAAGGTGGTCCGAATCCGGCTAACTCAGGCATTCCGGCAAATCACATGTACTTCCTGAACACAGACTATCTGAAGTTCAAGGTACATGCGGAGACGAACTTTGTTCCGTTTGAACGGCGACAGCCGGTCAATCAGGACGCATTGGTTGTCCCCATTCTGTTTGCAGGCAACCTCTGTTGTTCTAACCGCTTTTTGCAAGGCGTTGTATATACCTAATAGGAGATCGTTATGGCTAAT